TGGCCATAATGCTGCTGCTGCGTCGTATAAACTACCACGTAAACCACCTGATGCCTTTTGTGCATCGTATTGCTGCCATTCTTCGGGACTGGTTACAAGCACACCGCGATCGAACATATATTTGTCTGCCATGCCCAATCTACCATCTGGCATTCTACCAAATATGATAGCAGGATATCCGTCCCATTTTATTGTAAGATTAGCTGGGTTGGCTATCACTGCCTTCAAACTTTGTATTTGTTGTTGAGCTGCAGAGCTGCCGTTAAAGATAGCATCTTCTGGATGCGGTGTGCGGCCAGTGATTGCTTCTTCTATATATGTTATAAACTCAAGTAGCATCAACTATCATTCCTGAAACGTCTGATGCCTCGGCTAAACTTGTTAGGATCTTGCGATCTTATACTGTTTAATAATCTGCGTTCAAGCTCATCGGCTTGCTCTACGGTATAGTTTTCTTTGATATAGTTAAGTAAATTGATAGCACCTTGGATAACGTGGCCAGCACGACTTTCCACTAAATTTTCCCTGTCTTTACTAACAGGCATATGAGCAAGTTCATCAAGGATACTACGAGTACGTTTTTGCAAAGTCTACTCCGTTATTGGGTATTTATGAAATTAGCTAGCTCCGGAAACGTCCGTATCCAGTTGGTTTTTCTGCGACTATCGCACTGGTTTAAAAATTCTATTATTTGAGGCAAGCGCAAATTAGCACCTTCTAAGGAAAATAATCCAGTTGCAGCTTGTTGTCTGTGTTCGATAGGGTCTGTTACTCTATTGGAGTGGAAATTTGATTTGAGCCAGGCATTAATATTTTCTAAGTTGAAATAATTTAACACTCCAACTGTAGTATTAACTGCAAACATGCAATTTACTGGGCAATTGTCAACGTACCACTTTAAATTGGAACTAACAGATTCCCAATTGGCTGGATATCTTTGGTACTCGAATCTCTCGCCAATATCATCAATACTAAAATCTAACAGAACCAATTTAAATTGAGCCCACAGATCTAATAACTCTTGATTAGGTATTATTGTACCATTTGTATTGTAGTTTATTTGCACTTCGTGTTTTTGTTCTATTGCTTTTAGAAATTCAACATGCTCCTTACTTAGTAAAGGTTCTCCCCCATTAAAATGTATAAATTTTAATTTACTAATATCAATATTTGTCCAAAATTTATTAACTACCTGAGGTTTATTTTTTATTTCCAATTCTTGCTTCCACGCACTGCTGTTATGCGGGCCGCAAATTACACAAGCCAGGTTACAAGTGTCTCCGGTCCAATAATCAATTCTAATTAACTCTGTGTCTAGATTGTCGTATCCATTATCTTTATACCATTGATTGCTTCCCATACGCCTACTAGGTAAATTATTTTGTTCTGTTTTGTTACATTCAGAACACTCAGAAGGAAACTCATTTTGTAACCAAATTTTTCTAATTTTATCTAAGTAAGCATCATTGATATCTATGGTGTTAACTATTTTTGTTGGTGATATACAGCACGGGGATATTCTTAGATTATTATCCCGAATCTCTATATTAATATTCTTAAACGAATCAATACATTTCATTTTGTTCTGAGTTTTATTGTGTTATATTTAGTGGGCTTATTTTTTCAAATTAGTTAACAAAAAAGTTAGTTAAATAAATGATGAATGATTATTTTTGTGTTTTGCCTTTTTTTGGAGCAGAATACCGCCATCAGGAAGAATTCACTCCATGTTGCTTACTTGATTTGTCTAAACAAACAATCGAATCTGTTAGAGAGGAAATGCTCAAAAAAAAGAGGCCAGAAGCTTGTAAAAAATGTTGGAGACTGGAGGACATTGGGCACGAAAGTGATCGTCAAATTAAAAATAAATCATTTGATTTTTATAGTGACACAGATATTAACATTATTGAAAAAAATTGCACTGAACAGAAATTTAGCAAGAAAATAATTAAAATATATACATCAAATCTGTGTAACAGCACTTGTTTTACCTGCGGACCTACAAATAGCACTGCCTGGAACGCATTAGAAAAAAAACAAATTCCTTTAACAAAAATAAACAAATCACAATTAGATTTTGATTATGCCAATATTACTATGTTGTCTTTTGTTGGCGGAGAACCGTTGTACGAAAAAACTAATTTTGAGATTTTAAACGAACTACTTAATCACAATAATAATAGTTGTTTTATATCATTTGTTACAAACGGATCAGTACCTCTTACTGATGACCAAATTAACATTTTATCAAAATTTAAAAATTTAAACATTTGTTTGAGTATCGACGGTATAGAATCAAGATTTGAATACATGCGATTTCCTTTACAATGGGATAATCTACTTTCAAATATTAAATTATTTCAAGATCTTGGTATAAACATTAGTGCCAGTTATACTATCAGTAATTTAAATTTATTTTATTACTCCGAAACAGTCAATTGGTTCAAAGAACAATGTATCCCGCACAATCATATTCTGGTTAGTTCTCCATTATATTTGAACCCTGGCAATCTAAATGAAAAACAAAAAACAAAAATATTAGAAAATAACTTAACTCACGTCAATAGTATTAAAGAATTTTTAAACAGCGGAACGTATTCTGATATGCTTTATACTCAATTTATTCAAGAAGTTCAGAGACAAGATCTATTAAAAAAAATTAATATTAATGATTATATGCCAGAATTAAAAATATTTTAATTATTCGGTTTTAGTTTTTAGACTTGCAAGCATTTGCTTGAGTTTTGTACTGTCAACACTGGCTTGTACAGGTTTATCCATTTCATACCCCGGTTTAGGTTTAGCTGCAATCATAGGGCTGCTTGTTGAAGCTGTAGTTTTGATTTGATCCATAATCTGATTGCTAGTACGGAAGCCCTGGCCACCATTTTCACTTTGTGCATCTTCGCCAGGGTCAGTGATACGTAGGCTTTCAATATTGAACTCAAGATCAACTTTTTGTCCTACTCCTGAACTACTACGAGTTTTCATTAACTGTATCTGATACCTACCGCGCTCACGCATGTTACGACTTGTAAAGATACCAAACACATTATCTGCTGTGTTAATTTTACTAATACCGCCCGAGATATGACTGTGATCAAATTCAATTTCTTCAACAGCCGATCTGTTCAACTGCGAAGCAGTAATCATCAGTATGTTGAATTCTCTGGCCAAATTACGTAATTCTTCTGAAACATACTTGTCTTTAACAAACAAATCACTAGGGCTAACTTTTGCACTAACCGGCATAACAAGATCAAGATAATCAACCATGATAAAGTCTGTTTTCTGACCTGTCTGTATTTCTAGTTCTTTGAGATAGGCACGAATATGATTCACATTGCTTTGTGCTGGCATGTACTTGATACGCAATTTACCCGACTTTTTGCCTACCATGCGTATCTTCATTTCCAGTGTGTCTAAATCCCGAAAGATTTCTTTTGTGCTACAGTTTGCAACCATCGCATCCATACGCATTGCACACAACTCTTCACTAAGCTCAAGTGTAAGGAAAACACCGTTAAGTCCGGCAGTGATCCAGTTAATAGCAATGTTCTGCATAAACAAACTTTTGCCCGAGCCCGAGCCGCCAGCAAAGATGTTTAGTTCTCCTCTGTTCATGCCGCCGAACAATCGTTGATCCATAGTAGGCCAGCCTGTGCTTACTTGACCATTGTTTGATTTGATCTTCATCAATCTAGCACGAGGATCATCAAAATAGTCTGTGCCCATGTCTTTGGTAAGACTGATTTGAACAGCATCTTTGATCAATTTTTCAACAGGATCAAAATCTCCATTCTCGATCATATCTGCTGCTTTTAGAATTGCACGTTCTAATTCTTGTTTACGACTAAACCCTTCGAACTCTTCTAAGAACCAGTCATAGTGGCCTTCTCTTAGTTCCGGAACTTCTCTTAATTCTATGCTAGTAGCAGCTTGTATCTGTTCTCTGGTAGGCAATGTCTTATGGTCATCGCTGTGTTTCTTAATAAACTTCGCAGCTTCTCTCAGACTGCGATCAAAGTTTTCTGCATTATAAATGTTCTGCACACGCACGTATGTTTCTGCGTCTTGCAGCATCATTTCTAAAAATAGTTTTTGTACTTCTGTATTATAATCTTTCATAGTGTACTATATAGTTTTTTCTTTTTAAGTTCAATTTTAAGTCGACTTGATTCTTTACCAGCAAGTATACTTTTTATAACAAATAATTTTCCATAGTTGACAACAGCTTCATTTATGTCCTTGCAATTTTCTTGCCATACCGGAAAGCTAACAGTCCATCCTGCTTCAATGGCACGGTCAATTAATTTACGTCCTGCACGATCTCTGTCGGGTACAACAATAACCTCACGTTGCAATCTATCAATTTGATCAACCTGTATGTCAGATACTTCCGATCCACTCAGTGCAACACCATCTACACTCATTGCATCAAATGGTCCTTCACAAACAATTACAAATTTCCAATTTGATTGTTGCTGATCTAAATTAAACACGAAATCTGCAGGATGACTTGACCAGTATTTTGGTTTTATTCCATTTACTATTGATCTACTGGTATAGCCCACTATTTCATTTTTGTAGTAATAGGGAATAACGATTCTGCGATGTAGGTTATATGCCTCTTCCGGCGTCCAGTAGAATTTGTATTTGTCTAAATCAATTGATCTACGATGAACATATTCTATTGCTGCTAGTAATTCAGCGGGTACATTGTTGTAATCACCTATGTTATAAAAATTAGCAAGTTCGACAATGTTTTTTGCATGATCTGGCAGTGATCTTGCATCATATTTTATTTCTTCATCTGGTTCTTTGGCTAATTCTTCTGGATCAATTATTTCTCGTAATCTTACAGCTTCGATTACTAATCTCCGAACAGTTAAATCATCAGCTCCTAACCACGATAAAAGTTTTCTAAATTTAAAACTTAAATGTCTACCTGGTATAAAACTTGCTTTGTAACCACAGTTAAAACAATGGTAGGAAATTTGTCCATTATTGGTTTTTATGCCACCACGACCTCTTGTGTCAGCAGTTTCTCCATTATGTGAACAACAAACTGCGTTAAAACTCGTCCAACCGTTTTGACCAGTTTTTCGACGAACAGGAAGTAACTGGTTAACAGCTTGTTGAATAGAGTCTAACATATGATAATTTTAACAGATTTAATTTTGAATATCAAATTTGTTATAATCAATATTAATTACCGAATCTACTATTTTATCGTAGCTATCAATTACTTGTTCTATTTCAGATTTAAAGATTTCTGCGTTTTTATCATTTATGTGCCCAACTCTACCACAGGTCAAAGGCATTATTCCTGGACTGTTAGTTTCTTTGTTTGATAACGTTTCAAAGGCAAAGTCTAATAAAACGCCTTTTGAAAAATGCTTCAACGCAATGTCTTTTGATAATTCAGTGTTTGGTATAAAAATAAATTTTATATCAGGGTATAACTCGGGCAAATTCAAAACTTTTTCAATTAATAATTCATGCACATAGCAGCAAAATTCGTGGCTGTAAATATGATCGAAGTATAGTTTTGTTGCAAGTTCTATGTCATCTACTTTGAGTTCATTCTTTAAATTTTCGATTTTACGTTTTTCTGCTACTGAAAAAAATACTTCTTGATTAGTTTCGTTATTATGATAAATCCTATTTTCCCAAGTAAAGGTCCATATGGCAATGTCAATTAAATTAGTGTTTGATTGAATAAATTTGTTCCATTTATCTATAGCATGATATTGACTGGATCCACTTACACCAGAATTTACTGCTTTCCAATTATTGTCTTCGATAAGTCTTCTTGACCATGGTTTCCACTCTCTTGGTGTTTCGTCAAACTTCCAATGAAGGTCAATATAACTATCTCCAAAAAAGCCTATGTTCATAATGAATTGTACCAGTCTGCCAGTCTTGGAAAAGTCTCTACAAAATTTTTATTACGCCGTTTATCATATTGTACAAAAAAGCTTTTAAAATCTCTCGCTAATTCATCAACATCAAAAACCTTATGGCTTTTATCATAGTCATCTTCATTTTTGAAACTTTTCTCTTCTTCCTTGTGCGGCACTTCTGCTTCTCTTACATATTTGATAAATCTTTCGATGTTTACTAAATCATACTCAGCAAACCATTTATAATTATTTTGGTCGTCCATATATGATTGTAATTCGTTAGCATACTGTTCTCTTAGATTTTTAGGTAGAATAATTAAACTCTGAAAGGTAGGAAATCTTACCGGTGTAATACTGAATCTAATTCTTTCTTTGTCATTTACTGAGACTTTTTGTTCTTTAACCCAATTTAAATAATCTAAAAATCCATCTACTGCCTGTGCATTGACTGTGCCCATTATGAACAATGGTTCAAGTCTTTTACTATTTTTTGCCAATTCAAAGTTGGTAACAAAATTTTCCCATATTAAACCGTCCCTTATGTATTCGCCTTTTTCTTTATAGGCTTCTCCGCTGGTAATTATTTCAAACTTGTAAGGAATTTTTTCTATTTTGTCTAAAAACTTGTGCATCAAGGACGGATCATATCCTAAGTTACTACAAATACTAATTTTAGTATTTTCATTGGCACGGAATTTTCCTGACTCTAACATTCCTAAAAAGTCCCACAAGTAACCACTCATGAAGGGTTCACCACCGGTAATTTTAAGAGTTTTTACTGAATCAGCTAATCCTTGTTCCCACCATTTAAAAAAAGCATTTATATATGGATTGTTGGACCCATAGTCGAATCCATCTTCGGCGTATCCTAAATGTACAAAATGTTCTCTTACGTCGGTAGGTAATCTAACATAAGGTCCATTATTTTTTAAATCTTTTACCCAAGTTGTACTTGCACCTGGCCAACAATAACTACAGGCCATTTGACATGTTCTGTCAAATGCAATTTCAAGATAATCTGGATTTATATCTTGATCCCACGGTGTATTAAATGCACGTTGTAAATCATCATCTGTTGAATGTTTACTAAGCCATACTCTATCTCCAAGATTATCAGGATGTAGTTCTTCGTAAGTCCAACAATATTGACAATTCAAAGGCTTTTTGCCTTCTTGCATCATTTTACGTTCTTGTTTTTTAACTTCTGTATTGTGTAAGGCGCTAGGATTGCGTTCTAATTCTTCTAACGGTATTTGGTGTCCTGGGTTGTGATGACAACTTGCAGTACGACCCGATCTTAACCAAACAGTAGAGTTATACCATTTTGCCCCGCAAAAACTTGCACTTTTCGTGTCTAATACACGACGTTTCCAATCTTCGATTTTTTCCATAGTATGTTTTAAAAAATTATTTAACTTTTGCTAATTTAATTGATTGTAAAACTTGAATGTAGAACCAACCAATATCAAATTCAAACCAACGCCTACTAAACTTTGGATTGGCTGGATCTAAATGATGATTGTTGTGCAGTTCTTCTCCGCCAATATAAAAGGCTATAGGGGTGAGGTTTCTAGATTGGTCTGCAGTTTCTCCATTGCGATAACCCCACCAGTGTGCCAGTCCATTTATAATACCGGCTGCGTGGAAAGGTATCCATATCATTTGCACCAACCATATTAGTACGCCTGCCCAACCAAATAAAATCGCATTTAAGGCCAACATAATCATAAAACCTAGGTTATGATGTCTGGTATAAAAAAGTTCTAGTTGATCTTTTGGTGTTCCGGCACCATACTTGATAACAAAGTTTGGATCTTTGGTGGCTTCATGATATAGACTCCATCCGCCAAATATCAAGCGCCATATTCCAAACACATGAGGACTGTGTGGATCACCTTCTACATCAGTGCTTTGATGATGTTTGCGATGCACTGCTACCCAGGCTTTAGTGGTCATGCCAGTTGTGAGCCAAACCCAAAAGCGAAAGAAGTGATTAAGAGCAGGATGAAACTCTACTCCTCTATGTGCTTGTGATCTATGAAGGTATAGTGTAACGCTGACAATAGTGATGTGAGTGAGTAGGAGGGCGATCACCAGACCCTGCCAAAAGGAAATGTCTATCATGCTGTATTTACTTTAAATTAAAGGCTACACTTATTCTATAATCAGTACTGCGATTGGGTAAAACTCTGTGTGCTAGATTGCCGGCAAACTGTATAAAATCTTCAGCGGCAGGATAGAACACTTGGTATTCTTCGTGGCGTCTAAACTCTATGCCACCTGAGTTTTCAGGCGTTTGTACATACAGCACAGCAGAATGAGTATATGGACTGTGACTGTGCCAACGATATTCGTCACCGGGTTCACCACAGTTGAACCACCACTGATCTATGCGTAATGGTGCTACTGCTGTGGCCACACGATCAAATGTTGGTTGAAACCAGGTATAAGGATTGTCTCTCATTCTAGCCCCGTGCCAGGTGCCCAATGCTCCGCCACGTCCGTGATCTAGTTCTCGGAATAACCGTACAACTTCTTGAGCCACAACAGGATCCACAGCTATCCTACCCTGAGTGAACATTAAACATCCATTGCCCAGTCAGTGCTAGCGGGGTAGGCAACAAATCTGCTACTGTCAAAATAAATGCTGCCTAGTCCAGGCTGTGTAAATGTAACTGCTGCTCCACCAAACGAACCCGACGCAACATTTATAGTCACTATGTGATATAATAGATCAGTACTAGTTCTGTTGGTCACTGTGCCACTAAAATCGTCCGCAGTAGCAGACCAGCCTGCTTGAACATTTTCTATATCTGGATATGATGTTTTTAAAAAATACAATGTATCTGGGTTAGATACCGGATACAACGCAGTATAAGGACCTAACGCAGTGAATGGGCTATCACTAGACCACTGTGGCGGCCCTGCTACACTACCAGTGACCTTGCCGCTAGCAGAATCAGTGAATATTGTTGGAGCAGTATGGGTATTCATTAAGAATACACTACCTGTGGTAGCAACTATAGGCGTTGTAGGTGGAGTAAAGTTACCTGTGTATTTGGCTACGCCTTTCATGACGTGTAGGTTGGTGAGATATCCTTGATACATTCCGGCTCCCATCTCTCCTGTGCCCACATAGAATAGTGAGGAAGAATTCGTTATAAGACTATTAAATGGCACTGAGAAGTACTGTGAGCCGTTTCTATATCCATAGACTACGCCACTGCTTCGTACAAAAGCCATGTGTTCCCATCCTGCTCCAGCATGAACCTGTGCTACGTTGCCAATCGCAGAGTTATTAATCCAGTAGAAGTCGCTTGTATGGCTTTCATAACTTATGGCAATACTCTGTGTAGGATATAAACCTATGCTCCACGGACGACTATTCTGACCGTTTCCTTCAACTTTTTGAAACCACTCTATGGTAAAGTCAGCAGTAGATCCGCCCCCACCGCCTCCACCGCCGGTGCCTGCTGTTAGTAATATCTGTGTAATAGGCATTGTGAGTCCTTAATCTACTGTGACTTGGCCAGTCATAAACCAAGTATTTTCTTCAACCTTGATCAATGTGGCCATGCCTGGACTGTCAAGATCCCAGTACTGTGCTGTGTCAACTCCTGGTACTTTGATATCTAGACCGCCGCCATCGCCGTCAATG